GAGCCGCAGAGCCTTGCCCTTTGCCTGGTGCGAGACGCCGAAGAGGTTGCTGTGCACGCGCGCGTCAGACTCGGCCACGCGACCGAAGCGGCCACGTTCGTGGTCATGCCATTCGGTGACCGCGTTGAGCGCGGACCACGCCGAAGCGCCAACCAGCTGTTCGTTGCGTTCGTTGGCGAAGAGCGTTTGCCACTCGCCGATGACTTCGGCGCGCTTCTTCAACCAGCGTGCACGTGGCTCGCTTGCTTCGTCGTCACTCGGCGCGGGAAACGTGGCATCGAACACCGTGGCGAAGTAGTCGGCGACCTGCTGGTGATCGAAGGACGTCTTGGCCAACGCGCGCGCTTGCTCCGCCAGCTTGTTGAGTTCCTGGGCAGCGAACCCAAGGGCCAGCTTGGCCGAACGGAGTTTGCCTTCCAGGTCACCGGTGTGCATGAATCGCACGCCGCGCGTCATGTCCCGTTCCGCGAGGCGAAGTGTGTTCGCGCAGACGATGCGAATGGCCGTCGGGCTGCACGTGAAGCTAGCCGTCCCTCCGTGGCCATTGGTCAATGCCAGGTAGGTGGCCAGGTTGTCGCAGAACCCGCCCTTGCCTTGCGCGACCACGACGTCCGTGGGCAAACGGAGAAGGGCAAAGACTCGCTTGCCGCCGTAGAGGCTCCCGGCGGTCTCCAAGGCGGCGACTGGCGCCTGGACGACGTTGCCTTGCTCGTCGATGCCGGCCGGGCCCGAGCCCATGACGGCATCGGCGAAGGCGGCCAGGTCACCGTTGTCGATCGGCTTGTAGCCGTCGCTCACGACGCCGAGGACGTCGTTGGTGTCACAGCGAATGTGCGCGCGGTGTTCGACCAGGGGGATCGTCGCCCCGTTGGCCAGCTGCGCGTTGAGCGGCAGTAGCTCTGTGGTCCAGTCGAGCCCAAGCCGCTTGAACCCTTCAACCGCGGTGAGTCCTGACGGAAGGGATGCGCCGAGCCCGTGCCACGCTGGCTCGCCCACGTAGCCGAAACGGTCTGACTCTCTGATTTCGTGTGCCATGTGATTCTTCCTTGAGTAGAGGAAAGGGGAACTAGCCGAGAATGAAGACTAGCACACTGGCGAAAACGCCGCCGAGCGTGCCAACGAGAACGGGGAGCGCCACGCGAACGCGGCGCAGGAAAATGGGCGAGTGGGTCATGCGTCGTAGCCTTCGCACTTGATGTAGAACGACGTCGCGCTTTCGATGACCCCATGGTCGCGCCGGTAGCCTGCCGCTTCCAACAAGGCGATGACCGCGGCAAACTTCTCCCGGCGCGCAGCCTTGTCGGTGGCGATGGTCTGGCCGCGGTCGTAGCGGTCTGCCCAGTGAATCCCGACCGTCTTGCTGCAGCCAACCTTCCTGACGTCGACGCCTTCGGTGCCCGTCTGCTGGTTGTCGAACGCGGTGTAGCGACCCGTCATCTTGTGAAGCGGGATCCCGGCGCGCGTGACTAGCCGCTTGATGGCGGCAACGACGGTTCGCGGGCAGGACAGGCAAGGCGGTTTCACGCGCGCACCTTGGCCAGCCTGAGTGCGCAGCGAATGGCGCGCGCCCAGGCCCAGCAGTAGACGGTGAAGACGTAGACGGCCACGACAAGCATGGGCGCGGCTGCAACGCAACTGAGGATGTCGTGCGCGTTCATAGCTTCTCACCCAAAAGCGCGACGAGCTCTTTGCGGTCAGCATCGGTCAACTGCTCGGCAAAGAGGATTGCCAGGATTGCCACGTGCTGGTAGCGCGAAGTGATGCCGTGTGCGGCCGTGCGGTCACCTCGCCTCCAGTCGGCAACGAGTTCGGCGGCTTCCTGCCGGAGTTCGACCATTGAAGGCGGTAGTTGGCGACGGCTCATCGTTCGCACCTATCCGCGACCTTGCGGCAGATCCTGGCCATGTCGGCGCGGGCATTCGTCAGATCCAGCAAGGCCCACTTGCCGGCCAGAGGCGAGCGGTTGAGCACGCGGAGACGTTCTGCAGCCGTTGCCAACTGGTTGAGCAACGCTTCCAACGGTTCGAGTGTGTTGGTTTCAGCGGTCATGTTGCATCCTTTGTCGCCTTGGCGACGCGGTTACGAGTGACTGGAAAAGAGACTGGACGTTGCAGTGTATCATGCGCGCAGCGTTTGTCAAGTTTTTGGGTTGAAAGATTCTCGGAATGAGACTCGCAAGCGCGAACCGGGGAGAGTGAGATACCCGTCGGTATCTTACCTGCAGCGGTTTCTGCAACCTGACCCCAGGTTGCAGCAATCCATGATTGCAACCACCAGGGAGGTTGCAGACATGCGGCCAAGAATGTTGCGCAAGCCTATGTTGCTACGTTACTTGCAACAATGTGCAGGTTTCGCGAGGTGCGATCGACGCAGCGGGGCCCACGCGCCCGGGAACTGCAATGCAACCTCCCTTGCGCATAACCAAACGGAGAAACCGTAGCCAACCACTGAAAACCCTAGAAAAATTGCCGAAGAAAAACTATTAGGCATGGAGAAGAGAGAGAGTAGAGAGATGAAAAGAGTTCACTCTCTCTCTCTCTCTCTAGTTAGAGTCCCTCTCACACACACACTGTGTGTGTGTAGGGGGCGGTAGACCCTCTGACATCTCCGCGCCCTTTAGTTTAGTCGACGAGGTGGGGCTTGCGTTTTCGAGTCTAGTTGTGTATCCAAATCCACATGACCAGGCATTCACTCAGTATTTCGCCTCAGAGCATGGAGGTTGTGGAGCGGATCATGGGGAAGCTGCGTGGGGCGTTCGATGCAGGGGTGCTGTCGTGGAGCCCGTCGCAGTCGAAGACCATCGAGTTCCTTGGCTGGGTCTACGAGCAGCTGTGCGAGCGACAGAAGATCGAGGTCGCAGACACGCTACTTTTCAGACCGATCACCGCGATGCAGGGAAGGCCACAGTTTCGGCCGACGCTGCATCAGATCAGCGTGGCCAGCAAGGTGCTCATCGAGAAGTTGGGGCGCGAGCCAACACAACTCGAGGTCAATGCGTTCCTGAAGCGCAACCCGGACGTGGGTTGGTTCCCGAACACGCTGACCGTGACGGACAGGGGGCCTTTCGCCAACGCAAGCCACTACCAGCAGAAGCTGAACGAGCTCACCGCGCACATGACCAAGGAGCCAAACAGGTCCACGCACTTCGAAGAATGGAAACAGTGGCTCAAGGACAACAACGATGAGCTCGTGAAGCACATGGCGACGGCGCGAGAATATGCCGAGTCGATGTTGAAAAGGTGACCTAGGTCGCTACAACCTCCTGCATGACGCAAACGGAATCTCTCGCCACTCCGACCACCTCTGCAGACCAGGCCGCCACGGACACTCCGAAGGCAAAGCGCGCGAAAAAGCAGCGCCGGTTCAAGCTGTTCGGTGGCGACAGCGGTGGCGACTTCAGGATCTACCTCATCGCCGAGGACGAGAACCTGCCCAAGGGCACGTTGATCCCTGCGCCGTGCCCTGGCTTCGAGTCGACCCAGGCCGCGCAGAAGTTCATCAAGACCGATGGCGCCCAGTTCGTCGGCAAGCAGCTGATGATCACCAAGGCGATCCACATCGTCAGGATCAACCTCGAGGAGAAGCCGCAGGTCAAGGTCGAGTTCAAGCCGCGCACCCAGGTCAGCGGACCGCCTGCGAGCTGAACGTGCACACCAATGGCCTGAGCGACGAAGAGCTGCGCAACCGGTTCTTCTACCACCCTCCGACCGAGGCCACGTTGCCGAAGTTCGCCGCGATCAACGAGGCGTGTTTCGCGTTGGCCAAGGTGATCCGCGACACGGTTCCACCCGGACGCGGCCTGGCGCTGGCGCTCACTCACCTGGAGGACGTGCGCATGCGCGCGAACTTCGGGATCGCCACCGAGTCGACGTGAGGCGGTAGCATCGGCCGCCGATGGCCAAGACCTCGACGCCGCTGTTCGATCCGAAGGCGAAGGAGAAGCTCCAGCGCGCCGCTGACTCGATCGGCCTCAGCCTCCAGCAGCTGATCGATCTCGTTGTCGACTCCGGCGCGATGACCGAGCCGGTGCCGAAGGACAAGGATGGCTTCACGCCGACCTTGACCATGGCGGACCTTGGCAAGCGCATGTGGACCGAGCTGCAGCTCGTCATGCGCCCGGAACGAAGCGAGTGGTTCGCCACCCTCCTCCGTCAGCAACAGGTCGCTCTGATCGTCACCCTGCGCGAACAGGGCTACCGCAGCGAGGTCGTTGGCAAGGAACTGGGGCTGACGTCGCTCGAGGTCGCGAGGATCTACAGCGAGCACGCCGACAACATCGGCGCACAGGTCGCCAACATCAGGCTCAACACGCTGGCGGGGCACATCCAGATCGCTGCCGAGCGCGCGCAGCAAGGGCTGATGGAACAAGGGAAGTGGGCGAGCTACTTCCGAGTCACCAAGGAGCTGGTGTCGCTGCTGCAGTCGCTCGGCATCGTCGACAGCGCAGTGCGCCGCGTCGAAGTCACCCACAACGTCAACTTCGGCGAGCAGCGCAAGGCCGAGGTCGATGCTATGGTGAAGCTCGAGCTCAAGAAGCAGAAGCGCATCGAAGAGCTCAAGGCGGCGGACTTCTCGCTTGTCGACGAGGTGCCGGCCCTGAAGCTCGAAGGCGAAGGCGAGATCCCATGATCATCTCCAAGACCAAGTTCCTTGGTATCGGCGTGCCGTCGCGGCCGAGTGCCTGCCCGCAGTGCCGGAAGACCATCGAGGTCGACAGCTTTGTCGTCTACGACGGCGACAAGTGGCTCGGACACGCGACGTTCTTCTGCTCGGAGGAGTGCCTGCAGAAGGACCCGGCGCTCGAGGACAGGTCGCACCACCGGGGCGACGGCAAGCCGATGCAGTGGTCTTGGGAAGCTGATGACTGATCCAGTCACATCGATCTCGCTCGAGGACCTGCGCATCGAGAGACTGGCGCGCGAGCGCGACTACTACACCTCCGAGGACGGCTTCCTCGACTTCGTGCGTGACAGCGGCGCGGCCCCCGATGCCGAGTGGCAACCGCATGGACGCTACTGCCAGGAGCTCATCACCTGGCGAGGCGAGGTCGACAAGGACAACCCGGAGATCACGAACTTCAAGTCGAAGTGCGTGCTCTGGCCGCGCGGCTCGTTCAAGAGCCAGGTGTTCACGATTGGTCAGGCTGCCTGGCTGATCGCGCGCGATCCGAACATCCGAATCCTCATCTGCTCGGAGACTGCGCGACAGGCGCAGAAGTTCTCTGCCGAGGTGATGAAGATCGTCGACAGCCAGTGGTTCCGTGACCGCTTCGGCGTCCACCGCGGCGACAAGTGGAAGGAAGCCTCTGGCGTGTTCTACAGCGCGTTGCGGACGCGCCAGGGCATCAAGGACCCGACGCTCGCGTCGTCAGGCGTCGGCGAGGTGCAGACTGGTTCGCACTGGGACGTCGTGTTGATGGACGACGTTTGCTCGCAGGAGAACACCAAGACGCCGGAGTCGATCGAGTCGCTGTGGACGTGGTTCTCCGAGGTGCAGTCGCAGCTCGACCCAGGCACGAAGCTGTTCGTCATCGGCACGCTCCACCACTACAACGACATCTACTGCAAGATCATCAAGGACGACGCGATCGCCGCGACCTTCGAGATCAGCAAGCACGCATGGGCTGACCCGATCGTCGACCCGAGGAGTGACTCGCCGACGACGTTGTTCTTCCCCAAGAGGCTGACTCGAGCCTTCGTCGCCGACAGGAAGATCAAGCAAGTGCCGCGCCTCTACGCCTGCTTCTACGAGAACCGGCCACAGACGGGCGAGGACCAGATCTTCCACGCCGAGTTCTTCCACGTGATCCGCGACCAGGACGTGCCGAGTGCGGTGTGGACCTACGTGTTCACGGACTTCGCCTTCATCGCCGAGGAGAAGAAGAAGGCGAAGGCTGATCGCACGTGCTTCTGGGTCGTCAGCCTCGACTGCAACCGTGTTGCCTACGTGCGCGACTTCTACGTCGGCAGGTGGCGGCCGTCGGACTCCTGCCGGATCGTGTGCGACCTGTGGACGAGGTTCCAGCCGCTGAACGTGAAGGGCGTCGGCGTCGAGAAGGTGACGCACAAGGAGCTCCTCATGTCGCTGTTCGAGGAGATCCGCCGACAGACCTTCATCCGACCTCGCTTCATCGAGATCGAAGGGCGCAACCAAGAGGTCAAGGACATCAGGATCGAGGCGATCGAGCCGCGCTTCCGCAGCGGCAACATCTACTTCACCGAGTCGCTACGTCAGCAGTTCCAGACGAAGTGGAAGCCGATGTTCGACGAGATGACGGAGTGGCCGTTCAGCAAGCACGACGACATCCCCGACGCGATCAGCGACCTCGACAAGATCGATCCGAGCGGCAAGTTCTACTTTCCAGCTCCACCCCCTGGATGGGTGCCGATGGAAGTGCGACGCTTCGAGCCGCCGACAGTCTATGGCCGCTACAACCCGCGGCTCGACTACCCCGCGCGCGAGTTCACCAAGAACAAAGAGCACGACCTGTGGAACAGCAAGCAGTCAGAGGCCGCACCGGGGTCTCTCTTCCGCGGAACACCAAACCAGTCAAACCGCGACATCTTCGGCCAGCAGTAGAAGCCGGTGAGTTGGTGCGCGAGCTGCTGATCAACCACTACGGCGCGGACGCGCCGTTCCTGCAGCAGGTCCAGGATGGAGTGGAGGGCTTCGTGCACCGCTGCATCGAGCAGCTGAACTCTCCCGGTCCAACGGGCAACGCTCTGCCAATCCAACAGGGCACGGACTACCGCATGCCGGCGCGCACCGCACAGCAACTCCGTCAGGACGTGGCCGCTGACGAACGGGCCGTCAAGCCGGCTCCAGGCAAGCGAAGCTCCTTGGTCGTCAACGAGGACGTGACCGAAGAGGAGCTGGAGAAGCGCGGCGAGATCGCGAGCCCGGTTGCTCCGCCGAAGGAGAAGAAGCTCATCCTGCCGGCGTCGGTTCGAGCGCCGGCAAAGAAAAAGCCTGATGGTTGGGCGCTGTGAGCCTGTATGAAACCGTCACCGTGGAGTGCGTCGGCTGCGGCAAGCAGGTGACCATTCCCTCTGGCAAGCACGAACTAGCGAGACGCAATGGACAGCAAAGACCGATTTTCTGCTCCCAGAAGTGCAACCAGCTCTTCGTCGCCAGAGAGGGATCGAAAGAGCAAGAGCGAGTCAGCGCCGCCGCTCTTGGTCGTCGTCCCCACAACGCCTGAGACCGTCGACTCGCTGGATGAGTGCATCCAGGGGATCATGCAGTGCACGCCGATCGACTTCTCGTTGACGGTTGCGCTTGAAGGCGAGATCGACGAGGAGACCACCGGCGAAGTCGTGGCCATGCTTGGTGGCATCAATCGCACCAACAAGTGGAAGCTGATGGAGTCGGCCAACGGGATCAACCACTCGATCGATCGAGACCTCGGCAACTCGATGGAGCAGTTCGTCGTCGTCGTCCCGGCCGATCGAGTGATCAAAGACCCGGAGTGGTTCGGCAAGATGCAGATGCCGTTCACTAAGGACTCGACGTGCGGCATGTCGTTCGCCTTCGACAACATGGCTGGCAACACCAGGCCGCCGCACCGATGGGACCACCGCTACAAGATCCCCGGCACCGTGTTCATGGTGCCGCGGTTCGCGATCGACAACGCGCGCCGAGCGATCAAGTTCGCCGTTGCCGACTCGGACTACGCCGACTGCTTCAAGCACGCCCTGGTCAGTCTCGGCTTGTCGGCGTGGGGCGTCCCCTCCGCCAGGATCTACCCGGTGGTCCGGCAGAAGGTCGTTCCCGCCGAAGAGTGATCAGGGTCTTGGGCGTCAAGGGACCACCGCGGATCGCGATCGCTGACGACGCCGGGCTCATCTACAGCGACGACTGGCGCATGGGCTGGCTCTCCGGCTTCAAGCGCATGGGCTGCGAGGTGATGTCTGTCGACGTCTCGTCGCTTCGAAGAGCCAGCGGTGGAGGGATCCTGAGTTCGCGTGGCACGACGGCGGTGAGAGCTCTCTCGGATTCGATCCTGAAGTGGAAGCCTGACCTTGTGTGGTGCCACCACGGGCGCGCAGCTGGCAACGAGTCGTTCCTGTCGCAGTTCAAGAGGCGCGGCATTCCAACGGCCGTCTACCTTTGCGATGAGCCATACGAAGTTGGCGAGACTGCGCGCTACAGCCCGAGGTTTGACTTCGTGTTCACCATGGACCTGTGCACGCTGAAGGCGCACTTGGAGTCGAGGCCGCAACCGCAGCGGAATGGCGTCTTCTACTTGCCGGCATGCGTGGACGACTTGCTGTTCACTCAGCGTGACTACTCGCATCGACCTGTGTCCGCGTTCTTCCTTGGCAATCCGATGCTGAAGCCGAGGGAGCCATACCTCCGTGCTGTCGAGAAGCTCGTGGCCGGCGCCGACATCCGCTACTGGCCTAGGCCGAAGGCTGGTCGAAAGGCGATCGTCGCGAAGGGGAATCCAGACTGGATCCCATGGAACAGGCATCCAGAGTTCTACGCGAGCTGCGTGGTAGGGCTGAACATCCACCGCGATCCAGGCATCACCGCCGACTGCTTCAGGATGAGGGTGGAGCGCCGACCACACTCGATGGCGGTCCCAACTGGCTTGTCGCTGTGCAAGGAGAAGCCGGCGAGTGATGGAACTGGGTTCTGGAACGACGCGAACCTGCCTGCGTCGCACGTCAACCCAAGGTTCTTCGAGATGGCCGCGTGCGGGACCATCGTGGTCAGTGACGACTCGAGGTCGGAGCTGCGACGGATGTTCCCGATGGCTCCGAGGGCTGCCGACGTCGACCACTTCGTCGAGTTGGTGCTCTACTACATTGCGCATCAGGACGAGGCCGAGGAGATTGGTGCTGCATGCTCACGTCAGGTATTGAGGCGGCACACCTACCAGCACCGAGTGGGCGAAGTCCTGACTCGCGTTGGCTTGATGGAGTTGGTGCCGGAAGAAAGGCGTTCATCTTTGGGGGCGCCCCCGGACTGGTTGAGTCCGCAGGATTCCGAGCTTCCAGAGGACAGATCTCGATCGGAACCAACTGGACCCTCAGAGCGATGGTCCCCAGCATCTGGCTTGTCGTGGACGCGGGGGTCTGGAAGTCCGAAGGACCTCAGCTCGCTCGATGTCCCTCAACCATGGTTGTCGTAGCTGGGGCCAACATCTTCGGAGGTGGTGTCTTCAGCACCGCGCACGCGCGGAAGATGAAGATGGTCGGGCAGGGACAGCGATCGATCACCGAGATCAAGATCAAGTCTCTCGGCGGAGCTCGTCGCACGAAGACTGGGGCGATCGAGTTCGCTGTGGAACCTCCCTACATGCCGGCGTCCATCGCTGATCCGTTCCACCCAGGAGCCAACAGCTTGTGCTTCGCGATCCAGTTGGCGCACCTGATGGGTTGCAGCCCGATTTTCGCTGTCGGATTCACGCTGCAGAACGGCTCCGGCTACCACTTCGGCCGCATCAATCCAGTCACCAAGCGTTCCACGTTCTACGAGCAGAAGAGGGCCTTGGCATGGTGCGAGTGGCACGCCGCCTCCTTCCCTGGTAGGGTTCAGCTCGACCCTGGTTTCAGCGGTCCGATCTACGACATCTTCCCCAAGGCGAACTTCGATGAAGTCCAAGAACCCGCCGGATCACATGCTGCCGACGATGGCCGACACCAACCAGAGTCGGCTGACGGGCATGCCGCTCAAGAAGAGCCAGTTCGACTACATCGACCCTGAGAGCGAGACGGCAGAGGAGGAGGCGGCGGAAGGCGATGTTCGTGGAGAAGGAAGTGGGCGGCTCTCACCGATGAACGGGCTCGATCCGTTCACGAAGATGGAGTCCAACCCAGCGACGAGCGAGAAGCAGGCTCGGTTCATGCGCGGCTGCGAGCACAGTCCTGGCTCGATGAGCAAGCCGTGCCCGAGCAAGTCTGTCGCGAAAGAGTTCAACCACACGGATTGATCCATGACCGTTGCTTCTGACAGGCTGCAGATCGGCAACTCCACGAACCCTCCGATGACGAGGGTCAACTCATACGCGACGCCGAACCGCGGGATGGGTGTTGCGACCGCGAAGCCGGGAACGGATCCGGTGTTCGGCGCGCACTCACTGGTTGAGACCTACCAGGACAACCAGAACGTCGCGAAGGTCAGCAAGCTCTACAACGAGATGGTTGGGTTTCCGAACCTGGCCAACGATCCGTTTGTGCTCGAGCAGGCCAAGGCCGCGGTGCTCGCTTCGCTGAAGGACGTCTTCGCGACGATGCAGTATCTGCGGAACAAGTGGTTGATCCTCTACCGGCTCTACAGGGGCGAGACGATCAACCAATACAACTATGGCCGCATGCAGCTGCACTCGCCGACGCCGTTCAAGCTCGTCGAGTCGATCCACCCTCGGATCATGCGGACGGTGTTCGGGAGCGACAACTGGTTCAAGCTCTACGGCGTCGATGAGGAGCATGATGTGCCGGCGGCGGCGCAGGAGATGCTCTGCTACGACCAGCTGCGCGTGTGCGGCTTCAAGCAGAAGGCGTCGCGCTTCATTCGCGACGGCTTGATCTACGGCACCGCGATCCAGAAGACCTACTGGAAGCAGGAGATTGGCGAGAGGTCGTATCGCGTGGCTCGTCGAGTGCCGGACCCGAAGATCCCTGGCGCCACGAAAGCTGACCTGCAGCCGGTGACGAGGAAGGAGTTGCTGTTCGACGGCAACGACGTCCTGCCGATCAGCATCTTCGACTTCCAAGCCTCTCCGTGCGCGTCCTCAATCGATGAGGCCGAGTGGTGTCTCGACCGGTCCATGTGGCCCGACTTCCGCGTGAAGCAGATGGTCGAGATGGGCCACTGGGTCAACCTGGAAGGCTTGGCCTCCTACGGCGGCAGCAACGACTTCAGCTACGAGGACCCGTTCAAGCAGCGCAAGGCTTACGCCTACGGCGTCTACGACAACCGGAACGGGGCGCAGTCGCCGCACATCCCGCACTATGAGTGCGTGGACTGGTGGGGGCCGCTGGTGATCAAGGACGAGAGTGGGTCCTACACGACCCGGATCTGCAACGTGGTGATGCTGGATCCGAACGGCCTGTCGCTGATCCCGCGCGTCACACAGAATCCGCACTGGCACGGGAAGAAGCCCTACCAGGTGTGGAGGCCGATCGAACTCGAGGGCGAGCTCTTCGGGATGGGCGTGATCGAACCGATCGCGCGTCTCTCCGTCGAGAAGGACACGAAGCGCCAGCTGTTGATGGCTTCGACTCAGCTCGAAGGCAACCCGATGATGGTTGTCTCCGACCAGGCGAACATCGCGCCTGGGCAACTGCTGGCTCAGCCAGGCTTGGTGATCCGTGTTCCCGGCAATCCGAACGAAGCGGTGATGCCGGTGCAGTTCAACCAAGTCAGCGACACGGTTCTGCGCGCGGAGAACGTTCTCGAGGTCGAGATGCGCGAGGTCTCCGGCGTGACCGCGCCGGTGTTGGGAGCGACAGATCCGCTGGGTGGATCCGGCAAGACTGCGACGCAGAGCAACAACGACCTGAATGAGGCGAACATGCGCCTCAGCGGGCCGATCAACAACTACGACACCGAAGTCACGGTGCCGATGCTGGACATGCTCTGCTGGAACAACATGCAGTTCATGTCGCTCGCTCGAGTCATCCGACAGGTCGGGCCGACTGGGATGAGCTTCCGCGATCGCTTCATGGTGCGCCCCGAGGACATCATCGGTCGGTTCATCGTGCAGCCGCTGTCCGGCTTCCGCTTGCTAACGAAGCAGACGCAGATCCAGCAGATGGTGAACCTGTTGGATCGCGCTCCGGTGATCAACCAGATGTATGGCCCCAAGGCAGTGAACATGCCTCGGCTGTTCGCCTACATCTTGGAGATGGGCTTCGACATGCGGAACGTGGACGACTTCATCCAGAAGTCTCAGCAGGAGTCGGTTCTGCTGTCCGCGATCGAGGAGCACGAGCTCTGGTATCACGGCAACGTTCCGCCGCGTCGCGCGGACGACAACGACTACCGTCACTGGCTGGCGCACAGCGAGGAGCTCAAGACCGATCGCTTCTCCATGCTGGACGAGTCAGACCCGCAGACCGCGGCCATGGCGAGAGCTCACATCGCCGACCACATGCGATCGCTCGCGAGGCTGTTCGAGCGGCAAGAAGAGACGATGATGATCATGCAGCAGCAGTCGACGATGCAGAACCTCGCTGGTGCGACCGCCTACGCTGGTGGAGGCATGACCGAGGATCTCGGTGGAGTCGGTGGCGAGGCGCCGGAAGGCGCGGCGACTCCAGATCAGCAGCCCAACAGTCCGAAGATCAGGACGAACGAGACCCAGCCGCCTGGAGCGAACGCTGACGTCAAGTCGCCGGCCATGGCTGGTGCGCCCAACGCGGGGGCGATGTGAATCAGTCGCTCGACTTCTCAGCTCCTCCACCAGAAGAGACAGCGTTTCGGGACGTTCGCGAAGAAGAACAGGAGATCCTGCGGAACGCTGACCGGCGCATCGCCACCCTCAAGGCTGCCCTTTCGATGGCCGACGGCGTGCTGCAGATGGCCAGCAGCGTCGGCTTCAAGCAGTTCGTCCAGGCGCTTCACGACATGCGGCAAACCCGGATGCGTGAACTGTTTTCGGCCAGGAACGACCGGGATGCGAACATCTTCACCGGCCGCGTTCTGGAGATCGAAGCGGTGATCAACGTGGTCGATCGGACCAGTAGCACGAGGGAGAGCCTTGCGCGGGAGCTCGCTGGAGCAGAGGATGCCAGGCGACAGATCGAGCGCCGGATTCCCCCGGCCCCACAGAACAAGGAACAACAGAAATGACCGGACACGCAACGAATGAGGGCGTCGGCGCGGCGCAGTCCAAGACCGGCGACATGGCCACACCGCTCAACCGCGGGATGGGCCTCTCCGCCACGATGGGCGCGATGGGCAGCAAGACGCGGAGCCCGCACAACGCCGCTGGCGGACCCGCCTACGACTACCAGGATGTCGGTGGTGCGAGTGCAGACGAACACCTTGTCGGCTACGAAACCGGCAACGGCGGTTCGTCGGACACGCCCGCCGGCACCCACGGCTAAGAGAACTGTCCAGCAGCCGCTGCGCACGGACAACCAAAAGCTAAAGCGGTCCCGGTTCCTCCGATGGGTCATTCGGAGGATCACTGATGCTCGGAGTCGTGACCGAGGCTCGGCACTGAAGCTGCGGAAGTCGTGCACCGCGAGAGTTCGATGACCACAAACCAACCAAGTCAATTCTCAGCACGCTCCGACCAGGCGGCTCTGGCTCTGAAGGCTCGCATGAAGGATCGCGATGGCAATCCACTGCAGCCCAGGAGTGTGCCGGTCGATGCTGATGGCCAGCCAGCTCGTCCACTTCCCCCGGAAGGTTCCTACGCACGTCAGCAGATCGAGGCTCAGCGTTCCGCAGCCGCGGCTCGCATGAACCCTCAGGAGCCCGTGCCGACCCAACCGGCAGCGAACAATGGTCACGAGCCGCAAAGGCAGCCGCAGCAGCAACCGGCAGAGTCTCCAGCTCAGGACGTTTCTCCGAACGCACAACGACGCTTCAGTGAACTGACCGCGACGCTCAGACAGCGAGAGCAAGCTCTGCAACAGGCAGAGGCGAAGAGCCGTCAACTCGAGGAGTCGCACGCCCAGATGCAGGCACGCCTGCAGTCGGTCGAGCAGAACTACCAGAAGGTGATCGGCCAGAACCTCGAATCACTCGACCCGGAAACGCGCATGGCCGTCCTACAGGATGCACGCATGACCGAGTTGATGGCGGGGATCGAAGCGCGCCTCATGCAGCGGATCGACCCGATGCTGAAGACGGTTCGAGAGAGGTCTGCACAAGACGACCTCTCTAGGCTGGCTTCGAAGTATCCGGGCTTCCGCGTTGACACGCACCTCGAGCTGATCGAGATCTTCCGCGAGAAGAACCCAAACTGCAGCATCGAGCAGGCGTTCCGCGCCATCGCGGAGCCGGAGGAACTTGTTCTGAACCAGGACCGTGCGCCCGCGATCCCACCCATCGCGATGCCGTCTCCTGGCAATGCAGCTCCACGGTATGTCCCGCAGCCTGACCCGAAGCGACTCACTCAAGAAGAGGAAGTCGAACTCGACAGGCAGCGTGCTTTCGAACTGGCTCGAAGCAGCAAGACGGAGGATCGCCGCCACACTGGGCGAGCCTTCGAAACGCTGATCAAGAGCAAGCTCGCAGCAAGACTGCCTAGGGGTCCGCAGAACTATCAGCGGTAGCGCGGTGGGTTTGGTCGCGGTCAACCACGACCGCAGATCAGACCCAAATGACCTCTTTCATCGGTGACACTTCGATCCTGTCCACGTTCGACGTCGAACGTGGCAACCGTGAGGATCTCCTCGAGATCATCACGAACATCTCGCCCATGGACACGCTCATGCTGTCCGGGCTGGAGAAGGTTCCCGCGAGCAACACCACGCACGAGTGGCTGGTGGACATCCTCGCGGACTTCGGCGACCCGGACGTTGGCAATGCCGACGTGCAGGCCGTCGCGGAAGGTTCGGACGCGACGTTCGAGCCTCTCGTTCCTCGCAAGCGTCTGTGCAATCTGACGCAGATCATCCGCCGCACGTTCGATGTGTCGGATACCCAGCGCGACGTCAACACCGCGGGCATCCGCGATGAATACGTCTACCAGCTGCGCAAGGCGTCGATGGAGCTCGCTCGCTTCATCGAGTTCGCTCTGGTGCACTCAATCCGTCAGTTCCAGACGGCTCAGGGCAACAGCGTGGGCGTGCTGCCACGCAAGATGGACGGCTTCTACGCCTTCGCCGCAGCCAGCGACCCGACCTGCGTGACGACCCTCGGCCTCTCCGAAGAGGAAATGGGCACCGTCACCCACGTCACCGGTTCGTCCCCGACGAACTGCATCACCGAGTGCGTGCTCAACGAGCAGCTCGAGGCGATGTGGAACAAGGGCGCGATGACCGACACCATCTGGGTGAACGCTGCCCAGAAGCGGAGCCTGTCCAACCTGGTGCTCAACCCGAACAGCCAGGTCCGCTACAACATCAACGTCGCCGAGCGCACGGTGATCAACACGGTCGACTTCTACCAGTCCGACTTCGGGACGCAGAAGATCTACCTGCACCGCTACCAGTCGACGGACGTCATCTCGATGGCCGAGGCGAACAAGCTCCGCATCGCGGTGCTCCGCCCCGTCCTCGCTGTCGAGCTGGCGAAGGTCGGCAGCAGCACCAAGGGCATGATCGAGTGGGAGGGCACCATGGAGGTGCTTGCTCCGAACGCGATCGGCTTCATCTACGGCCTGTGCACCGGCGTCGCCGGCTGTCCGTAGTCCTTGCAGCGAATCTGCAGGATCTGTTCGGGCCTTGTCGTCGCCGTCCGCGACGGCAAGGCCCAGACTCTGACTTGCCAGAAGTGTGGACACCGAGAGGTCAAATACTTCATCAGCAAGGGCGGTTGACGACGTTGCGTTGATCCGCGCCGTGTGCGTGGAGTAGGAAAGAACTGATGCCCTTCTACACCTTCACGTGCGAGGAATGCTCGAAGTCCGAGCTCCTGATCCTCCCGGTTCGCGACTTCGAGAAGCCGAGAAAGTGCGAGTGCGGAGGCGTCGCCGTCCGCGACTACAACGCCGACATGCCGACGGTCCAGTTCAGCGGTCACCGCGTCGACCACAACCGGATCAAGGATCCGAAGGCCAGGGTGCAGGGCGCCGCGAGCGCGAAGGCTGCCCGCAGGAAGGAGCGAGCCTACGGCGAGCACATCAGCGAGCGCAGGAAGCAGCTGGCCAACGATCGCAACCGGAACTCAGGGTTCAAGCACACGCACTCGATCCCTGCTGAGCTCTACCACGGCAAGGTCCGAGAGACTGGCGACAAGTCCTACTGGAACGATCCGAAGAACGTGGCGAAGCACAGTGACTTCAAGGTGTCGTAGCCATGGCATCAACCTTCCAAGACGACTTCGATCGAGTGGATGGGCCGATCGGCAGCGACTACCTGATCCCCTGCGGGAGCGTCTCGATCTCGAGCGAGGCAGTGATCCCGGTCGGTCTGTCTGGTGGCTCGCCGGAAACGTTCGACCCGACCAACGTCAAGACGCAGGTCCTGATGGTCTCGGAGGACATGGACTCTCCAGACCAGGTGCTGCGAGCGGTCTGGGCACGCGACCTGAACCCTCCGACAGGAGGAGCGCCGCTTCCTGCTGATACCGACCCAGCCTTCTCCATCCTGGCTCGCATGAGCAAGGACCCGCTGATCGTCGATCTCGGCGTCGACGAAGATCCATACTGCTACGACCAGGGCTACGGCCTTCGCGTGACGTGCCCGCTCGACAACAGCGCGCCGATCCTGAAGATCATCAAGTTCCAGCCGCTGCGCCGGGCTCCGAGCCTGAACCGGCCGTCGTCCAGCGAGCCTGATGGAGCGACCGTGTTGGCCTCCTACACGCTGCAAGCTCCCGACCTGAACGTCGACCCGGTGTGGCTGGCTGCGCAGTCGCTGACCGAGCCGGCGACTGGCGACATCCCCTACCAGGGCTTCTGGCAGGACATGCGCCTGCGCATCCGTCGTGGCGAGGCTGAGGTGATCCTCGAGGCGTTCATCAACGATCGCCACCTGAACCAGCCGGCGCTGACCTACACCGACAAGCGAGACCCTCTGTGGTCTGTCGTCGGTCGCCCTGGGTTCGAGTTCCTCTCGGCCACGGACGACTCGCAGCCTGTTGGCGCGAGTCCCTACGCTCTGATCGGCGAGCCGTTGATGCGTTGCACACTGTTCGCGACGCAGACGGTGAAGGAGTTCACCAAGCCGGTGGTCCTCTCGCCGGACAACTTCTTCACCTACCAGGAGGTGGTCAACAGGGTCATCGTGCTGGTCGAGAAGAACGGCGACGCCAAATACACGGCTACCGCGTCCGGGCGCACGAAGATCGACACCTACCTGCAGTTCGTGCTCGACGCCGAGGCGCACATCATCAGGAAGACCGGCTTCTGGCGATGGCTGTGGAGAGAGGAGTCGATCTACTTCCGCAACGGCATCGCCAACTACGAGATGCCGGACGGCTGCGGCATGATCGACCTGATCCGGCCGGGCAACTACAGCGGGCCGCCACTGAAGCAGGTCCCGCAGTGGGAGTTCAGGAAGCGATACGGCTCGGTGAGCGGAGCCGGCGGTCCGCCGAGGATCTACATGCTCAAGGGCGAGTCGGTGAACAACCGTCTGGAGATCCTGGTCTACCCGACGCCAACAGTCCTGACCGCGACCGGTGTGGTTCCCACCACGCAGGTGGAGACGTCGTTGGTCGCCGACCCCTACATGCAGGTCGAGTATTACTCCAAGCGGCTCCGACCGACGAAGATCGCCCAGCAGATCCCCTACATCCCACAGGAACACATCGACGTGTTGATCTGGGGCGCCGCGGCGCACGCCATGGTCCTCGACACCGATGCGGACAACACCGCAGCAACTCAGCAGCTGTTCGACGCCAAGCTCCGCGATCTCGTCCGCGAACAGTTCCGTGGCAACTTCAACGCGCCGGAGGTGATCAGGTCGGCCGCCGACCTTGGCCCTGTTGGGGTGAGCGTGCCGCTTCTGCGCTACCAGCAGTTCGAGGGCCTCCTGTGACCAAGTGGCAAGCGTTCCCACTGCGTCAACCGGGCCAGCCATGGCCGGGAACAAACGAGAAGGGCGGCAAGATCGACGACGGTCGCGGCCAGCTGAACAAGAACTCCAGCAACTGCACCATCAATCGGGCCGACGAGCTCAGCAAGCGGAAGGGTTTCGTGCGCGGCCTCAACGAGAGGTTCGGCACGGTGGTCTGTGGGCTGTTCCCCTACACGGACGGCTGCGGTCGTGAGTGGCTGCTGGTTGCGAGCGACGATGGGATCGCGATCAGGCAACCCTTCGTGATCCCGACGTTCACCGTGGACGACTCCTACCCTTCCGACAGCTTCGATGACGTCTCCGGCATCAGCACGCTCGACTGGAGGAACACCGAGATTTACGAGGCGGTGGCCGGATCTCTGCTGCGAGCCTCTGGGTCGTCGACCGCTCCGTTCGATGCGGAGAGCTACCTTCGGTGGTTCAAGCCTGCGGCCTCGGCCTCCTACCAGGTTCAGATCGAGTATGCCTTCACTGGCGCGATCACCAACACGCAGGTGGTCAGCATCGCGATCAAGGGGAGCGGGGACCTGTTGACCGGCGCCTACCTGCAGGCCGACCTGCAGTTCGCGTCCGGTGGTCAGTATGTGGCGAAGCTCTACTACGTGAGCGCCTCGAGGACTCGATCTCTTCTCGGCCAGATCGTCGTCTCCGGCTCGACGTTGACTCCAACGGGCTTCTTCACTCTCACCTACTCTCGCGCGTTCCAGCCGATCTCCTTCAAGCCGAAGATCTCGGTGGTCCCGAGCGGCGGCGCCCTCCAAGAGTTCGAAGCAGCCACGCTGACTGAGCTGCAGGACTCCGACCTTGGCCAGATCAGTGCGATCGGCTGCAACACCAACGCATCGATCCTCGTGGTCTCGGGAGGAGCGATCTAGTGACTGTCCTCGGCCTTCGATTTCCCAAGCTGTTCGAACACGCCTTCATGTCGGCGAGCAGCTCGCCGGCAACGAACGCGGCAACGCTGACGTCGTTGGATTCGACTCCTTACGCATTCGGCATCGTCTCCTGCGTCATCCCGATCGCGACGGCTCGCTACAGCGAAGTCCGCAAGGTCGTCTTCTACTGCTCGGTGCGCAACACGTCGATCACTGCCAAGTGTCGACTGAGGGTGGCGGCGATGTCGAGCAGCGGCTCGGCGATCGTTCCACAGCCGTTCACTCTCGCTGCTAGCCAGCTGGTTCGAACCGTTGGCAGCGGCGCCGTGTTCACCAACACGCCGCCTGACGTTGATCACCTGTTCACGAAGGCTGGCAGCACGACTCTGGCCAACGTTCCTAACAGCTCGGACATGATCGATGGTCCGGCTGTGACGTTGATGCTCGAGTTCAATCGCTTCGCCGCCGACTCGGCCGACTTCTTCGCCTACTGGGACAGCCAGGTTGCCGCTGACTCCTACCTCGGCTTCCGCCTTGTTGTCGAGAGGACTGACGCGAACTGGTCGGGGAACACGCAGGGAGTCGCCACCTTCGCCGACGTTGGCGTCTCGATCGTCCAGGCGCCGAGCGTCAGCAACAAGTCGGTGACCCTGGTTCCGGCGACCGTCGGCTACATCAACGACAGCGTGATGGCGACCGCCTACCCGCAGCTCTACCGGGGCCGGCTCTTCCGCTACGTGGCCTCCAACTGGGACCACATCACGTCGGTCAACCTGCTGTCCTACTGCTTCTGGTCGAACAACGCGACGCGCACGTTCAGGGTCGGGCTCCACAACCTGACGAGCTACGCGCCGAACGCATTCAACCTGCTCTACGAGGAGGAGTTCTCCGACAACGCTGCTGGCAGATCTGCAGGCGACGTGATGCTCTGTCGATCAGCCGACGTGAAGGGATACCTAGTCGACGGCGCCGACCACTGCGTGCTCTACGACAACCAGAACGCGGGCGCGATCAGCGAGCCTGCGACTTGGTTCGAGATCATCCAGGATGGCTACTCACTGACCGAGTGCCACCACGATGGCGGAAACCAGTATCGAGTCGACACGACGCCGACGCTCTACGGCTCGCCAGCTTGCCCGCCGTTCGATCCGACGTGGTATCAGTCGTTCCCCGACGATCGGATCGTCTCTCGCCACCTCTTCCTGGCGCATGACCACATCAGCACGGTCATCCAGACGACGACGCGGTTGCACATCGACGCCAACCTCGAGAGCAACATCATCGGCCTGTCTGGCACCTCGACGACGATCGTCGGGATCAGCCCGCAGCTGACCTCCACTCCGTCAGCCACTGCCGGAACCAAGACGGTTCAGGCCGCGTTCTCGCCGGACCCGATCAACCTGGCCGGTGTCAGGAAGATGGTCTGGGGCATCGTTGTGGGGACGGGCAGCGGAACCGACGACTTGGTTGGCACTGGCGAGCTCGTCTACGTGCTCAACGTGCCGGCCAGCGAGGAGCCGGAGATCGGGTCGATCTTTGAGACCGCCGCGTTCAACCCGGAGGGCTGTGCAAGCACGGCTGCCGGCCTCGGCGATCCTGGCGTGTTAGTGATGACCAACGGCCAGACGTTGCCGCAGAAGTTCGATCCGGTGCACGACGTGATCGAGGACGCCGGCATTGAGCCTCCGTTCTGTGACGAGACGCTGCCGACGTCAGTGGTGCACGACACCGCGTCGTCGCCGGACGGCGGACTCGGCATCGGCCTCTACGTCTACCGCTACACGTTCAGGAACTGTTGCACCGGCAAGGAGAGCAATCCGAATGACGCGGACATCGTTGTCGACACGTCAGGCGCTTCACCTGCTGCCGAGGTCACACTCAACTTCACAAACGTTCGGATCCCAGGAGACCCGCAGATCTGCGAGATCTGCATCTACCGAACCGTGCTCGACGGGGCCTACCCGGTTCTTGCCAAGGTTGGATGCTTCGACCCAGACACCACCAGCACCTTCACCGACGATCTTGCTGATGCCGATCTCGACTTCACCAACAACGGCCTGAGTCTGCTGAACGCGCCGATGCCGTGCGTGCCGATCGTCGTCGACTTCGCGGATCGGCTCTTCGGGATGGGCGACATCCCCGACCTGTCGCCGGCCGGCACGGTGAGCGCCGTGACCGGCAGCGACATCATCACCGGCGACTTCGACGTCGAGTGGACCCGCTGCCTGGAAGGCAAGTTCATCCAGATCGAGGGCGACTGCCGCTCCTATGAGATTGCCTGCGTCATGCCGCCACCGGTCGGCACCTCTCCTCCGTTTGGCCAACTCAAGCTCACCGAGAACTACGAGGGCACGGACGTCACCGGCAAGCTCTACACGATCTGTGGCCGCCCCAACCGGATGATGTGGAGCGAGCCGTTCGAAGCCGAATACTGGCCCGAAGCCAACTTCATGGACATCGAGCCCGGCGACGGTGACCGGCTGATGGGTGCGGTCTCTAACTTCGACAGCCTGGTGATCTGCAAGCGCAGGAAGACCTACGTGCTGCGCTACAGCACGACGCCTTCCGAGGTCTTTGTGCCGGCGAGGATCAGTAGCGACATCGGCTGCATCGCTCCGCGAAGCTTCGCTCAGGTGGAGTCTGGCAGCGTGTGGCTCAGTGACCGCGGCCTTGCCCAGTTCGATGGCCGGTCCGTGCAGATGATCCCCGAGTCGGTGGCCTTCTCTGAGATGTTCACTGACCCGGACGACCCAGACTACGTGCGGCGCGACAGCAACGGGCGCGTGATCGGCGCCTGCGCCGTCTACTACCCGAAGCGACAGCAGTATCTGATCCTCCTGCCGACCGTGCAGACGGATCGTGGCGCCAACCTGGTGATGGTGTGGGACACTCAGCTGCGGAACATCACGCTGCATCGCTACTGCCAGGAGTTCCTCGCGATCTCCATTGGCAAGGACTCGGATGGCAACCAGCGCGTCTACGCGGGGGACTCCAATGGCTTCGTGTGGATCCTCGACATCGGCGACAGCGATGGAGTCGGCTTCCCTGGCCAGACTGGAACCGTCACCGGCACGGTCACGGCGACTGGAACTGGCGCAGGACTTGGAGCCAGTTTCATCGAGGATGACAACGCGAGCTTCCTCGAAGGCGGCCTTCCGGCTCTTGCCGGGCTCTCAGGCATCACCGGTCTCTCTGGCGCCTTCGATGGAACCGATCTGGGTCTTGCCGGGGTCTGCGTCTTCTACCGAGCCAGCGACGCTGCTCCTGACGATCCGTGGTCGGTGCGCACCGTGTTCGCGGCCTCCGAGCATCGCCTGTTCGTGACTCCGAGCTTCACCGACGACGCGCCTCCGGTCGGCTACGACTACATGATCGGCGCGATCGACTGGAGAGCCGAGTTCAAGCCGACCAACTACGCTGACGACGACGTGCTGAAGCGCGACTGGAGGCACGCACTGGTCTACGAGCCGGAGCAGGTGAGTTCCATCGTGCGCGTCCAGTTGATCCCCGACTTCCAGAACAGCGATGACGAGGAGGGGACCATCGAGAACGAGGTCGGCGACACCGGGGAAGGTCGGACGTTCGACCTCTCCTACAACAAGGGTCGCCAGACCAGGCCCGTCGGCCGACGGATCTTCGACTTCGAACAGGTGATCCTCACCAACTTCGCGCCAGAGCAACCGATCACGATCCTCAACCACCTTCTGATGGTTGAGCCGCACACCAGCAAGTGACCCTCGAGACCTGCACGCTTTCGCCGTTCGTTGCCAAGGTGGTCGCCCAGAAGGGTAGCCTGGAGGACGCGGCGTCGGCGCTGGCGATCTTCATCAGGCAGCTGGAAGGGTATCTGCGAGAGTTGAAGGCGGCGATCTGCACGGATCTGCAGAGCTCGACCGGCGTGTCGCGGTTCATCCAGCTGCTCGACGTGCCAAACAGCTACGTCGGGCAGGGGACGAAGATCGTGCGGGTCAACTCACTGGAGACCGGACTCGAGTTCTTCGCACAGTCGCTGGTCACCGCCTTCATCGACCTATCCGATGTGCCACACTCCTACGCCAGCCAGTCGCTCAAGGGTGTCCGAGTCAACGCTGGCGAGACCGGGCTCGAGTTCTACCTCCGGTCGCTGATCGGCCTCTCTGACTTCCCTGCGAGCTACACGAGTCAGGCGCTGAAGGCGCTGCGAGTCAACGCAGGCGCCACCGCGGTGGAGTTCTTCACTCAGGCACTCACGCTGCTCTCCGACTTCCCTGCGTCCTACAGCGGTGCGGCGCTCAAGTTCCTCCGCGTCAATGCTGGTGCGACCGCGGTCGAGTTCATCACCGCGGCGCTGACGCTGATGTCCGACTTCCCAGCGTCCTACAGTGGGCAGGCGCTGAAGATTCTGCGGGTCAACGCCGGTGAAACTGCGGTCGAGTTCCACTCTGAGGCGTTCGTCGACCTCGCTGACGTGCCGGCGAGCTACAGCGGTGCTGCCAGCAAGATCGTGGCGGTCAATGCGGCGGCCACAGGACTCGAGTTCCTGAACACTACCGCTTCCGACCTCACGTTCATCATCACGCCGTCGCTTCGGTGGTCGGTATGGGGTGGTGGTGGTGTCCAGAATCCAGCTGGGTTTGCTTCTCTTGGCGCAGAATCCGCCGTCACCTCGGCGTCGTTCCCTGCTATCGCGACAACAAACCTTCTCACATCAACAGCTAGACTTCGATCGACAGGCTCTGCTGGGGCCGGAAATGCCGCGAACATCCGGTCAAATGTTGCCATCGTCTGGCGCGGCAACGCTGCTGGCCTCGGCGGTTTCCGTTGCCGAGCGAGGTTCGCAAGCTCGACCGCCTTGGCGCAACAGCGAGGGTTTGTGGGGCTGTGCGCGACGATCGGTGCCGTCATTCCAAACGGGCAGCCAAGCGCCTTCGTCAACGTTGCCGGATTCGGCTATGACGCGGCGGAGACGAACTGGTCGACGATCGTCAACGACAACACGGGAACGGCGACGAAGACCAGCTTGGGAGCTGGGTATCCGGTTGATGCGACATCGGTCTTCGAGATCACATTGATCGCGCAGCCAAACGCTTCGAGCATCGACTGGACGATCTCCAACATCGGCAGTGGAGCGAGCACCAGCGGTTCGTTTACGACGGATTTGCCGGTGAACACCACACTCATGTCGTTCCAATTGTGGATCAACAACGGCACCACTGCATCTGCGGCTGTGCTTGAATGTCCTTTTGCGGTTGTCACCCTCTACTAGAACCGAACCATGGCTATCCAAGCAACGCGATTTCGTCAGAGTCTCGACGGTCTTACTACCTTCCCGATCGTGCAGAAGGTCATCACGACCACGCAGGCGTTTTCTGACGATCCTGCGGTTGGCGGGCAAATCCAGCTACCAAGCCTTCCCGGCAGCGGCAACACGCAGATCGTTCGCGTCTCCGCAATGATTTCTGGGCCCAGTGGCCCCATCCCGTCTCCTGCGATCGCCATCAATTGGCCGCACATCGGCTGGGATGGCACAAGGCTGTTCCTCTACAACCTCGATGACCTGAGTGGCGTCAGCCCATTCCCTGGCGGTTACTCTGGCTGGGTCGTCGTCGACTACATTCTCGCCAACGTCTTCAGCCCAGCCGACCTTGTCGACAACGAGTAGGCTCCGTCTATGACCGCCACCGCACCTCCGCAACAGATCCAGCAGCCGGCTGGCGCACAGGCGCCGCCGACCGTGCAGGGCCTTCCTCCGACAGGACTGCAGCAGCAGCTGGCGACGATCAACGCGAACCACGCCGTGGCCGCGGCTCAGGGTGTCCACAGCAACCCACAGGCTGCCAACCGAGCTCTGCCGGCCACCGTCACCGGCCAGCCGCCGACCAACCGAGGCACGACGTCGCTCGGTCAGCTTGCCAGCTCCTTGGCCCAGTCCTACGGGCTCTCGCTGCCGCGCGGCGACATCGTGGACAGCAACGGCAACTTCCTGGTGACCCCGGACCAGATCGCTGCAGCCAGCGGCGGCAAGGAGTCGATGGGCACGGCCGCGGCGAAGATGAACTACATCGCCGACGCGATCCAGCGGCAGCAGCAGCAGGCCGAGCTGCAGAAGTCGGAAGCCGCGCTCGCCACTGGCGCAGGACTTGTCGGCAAGCGTGGTCGCGGCTCTCTCGCCATGCTGCAGGAAGGCACCTACAACAACATCGCGCAGCTCTACCAGAACCAGCAGCACAAGGCTGCCGACTTCAGCTACTTCATCGAGAAGGAGAAGCTGGACCTGCAGCAGCAGATCCTGGCTCGCCAAGAGAAGCTGGCGAAGAAGCAGGCCCGCGGCCAGTTCATCACTGGACTTGGCATGGTGGCGACAGGCATTCTCACCGGCAACGCCGGTCTGGCAGTTGGTGGTGGTGCACAAGCTGGCGGATCCGCCGGATCCACGGGGTGGTTCTAATGCCAACAATCGGACGCGACCCAGAGGTCACCAAGAACGAGATCGAAGCCGGCAAGGAAGGCGGCAAGCTCGTTGGTCAGGCTGCCGACACGCTGGCTGGCCAGTATCAGACCGGCGCACGCGAGGCCACGCAGCAAGCCTCGGTGTTCGGCGGGCTGACGCAGCAAGGCGAGCAACTGAAGGAGCAGAAGCGCAGCAATCAGGTGCACGAGGCCGAGGTCGAGGACCAGCAGGACATCGAGCGAGCTGACCGCGGACTGGAGCAGCAGGGCGAGACGCGCGCCGATCGTCTCCGTCGAGAGATGGAGCAAGGTCGCCAGGACAAGCAGATGAACGAGCCTCTGGAGGTGCAGGGGCCGGATAGCAAGACGGGCGTCGTTCAGTCCGAGCAACGGAAGTCGATCGACACCAGCAAGGCGGTCTCGAACCAGATGTCGGCTCAGGCTCGCTACCTGAATGCGCTGAAGAGCTACAACAACAGCAAGGTCACCGGCGACAAGGAGCTCGAGAAGAGCGAGCTCAAGAGCCTGCAGCAACCGATCGAGTCTGCTTCGAAGCTGTTCGACGAAGGCAAGAACGGCAAGCTGACCGAGAGCCAGTGGGGCGAGATCAAGGACCTCGCAGCGGGCAACCCGGATCCGCAACTGCAGGCCGAACTGGCGCAGCCGAAGACGCAGTTCAGCAAGCTGGGGCCGGCGACCGGCAGGTTCCTGCAGAGCCGCATCAACTTCACTGCGCTCACCTTCATGGCGCACACCGGCGAGATGCCGGACGGCAAGCTGGTGGACATGGCGAGCCCGGAAATGCAGCAGTTCACCAACGTTGCAGGTGGCGTTCAGGACCACCTCCGTCAGTGGGACGAGCTCACCGGTGGCGCGATGTCTGAGTCGCTGGGGATCGACACGCTGGCGAAGCGCAATCAGGTCGTGCGCCAGATGGCCGCAAACGCGATGCTGAAGCAGATGCAGCCGCTGCCACAGACTGGCGGCAGCGAACCTGTGCCATCGCAAGGAGGCCCGAGTGCCCGACCTCAGCAACCCGGATCTGGAGCCCAAGGCTCCCCCGCACCCGACGTCAACCGCAAGCTCCAGCTTGGAGCCCCAGGTAGCAACCCCAACGCCGGCACCGACGAGCAGCAGCTCCGGGCCCGAGAGGACCGCGGAGTCCGAGATCAGCAAGCCGCCGACGAGCAGCGGCGAAGAGATCCAACCGTCGAAGGGATCCGACGAGGAATCCGGGGCGGATACTGAGCAAGGCGAGGAGCCTCAAGGCCAGGAGCCTCAAGATGGAGAGGGTCCGTTCCTCCACGATCACGTCGCGGCGCAGCAGATCGCGCAGCTGAGCAAGGGCATCGACAAGGCGGTCCGTGACGGCGATGCCACGAAGGCCAAGAAGTTGATGGACGACCAGTTCTCTGCAGTGATGCAGGGGCTGTTCACGGACGAGGTGGCCAGAGGGAGCGGGCATCCGTTGCTGGCCAACCCAGCGATGGCAGAGTCCGACCCGCAGGTCGCGTTGGCTGCGGTGTCGATGCAGCTGGCGCGGCGAGAGCACTTGATCAGCGGCGTCCTGCAGCAACACAACTGGAACGAGATCGCCAACTACGGCCAGTCGATCGTCGACCAATACAAGGCACGCAACAAGGCACCGCTGATCAAGGAGACGGCGGGCATGTCACCGCAGCAGCTGCAGGACATGACCTACCAGTTCGAACCGGTGCGCGTCGATCCTAACCTGATCGCGGACTACCGGCAGCGGCTCGTCAAGCTCGACAACGACATGAAGGGGCTCGGAACCTCCGTGTGGAGAGACGCGAGGACTGCACGCATCGCAAGGATCCTCAACGCGGAAGCTGGACCTGGCACGCCGGGCTACCTGCAGTCTCAAGAGCAGAGCATCACCGAGAAGATGCCGTGGTATGCGCGCGCCACGCTGCCGATCGCTGTCGGAGCGGAGGCGGCGCTGCAGGTTCCGATCGATCTTGGTGTCGGCGTCGCCAGCGCCCTGCAGAAGCTCGGCGTGCTGTCGCTGGATGGGCTCACGAACGGGCAGGCCGCGGCGCACTACAACTCGCCGACCGCCTGGGTGCAGGACAGCGACGGCCGTTGGTTCAACAACGGCGGCAAGGTCGGGGCCAGCGAGCTCTACGCCGGCATCTGGCACATGCTGACCGGAGACCTGATCGACCAGAAGATGGCTGAATACGGCGACGCGAAGGCCACGGCGGTCATGCGCGAGCACGGGATCGAGTCCTTCGCCACCGGCGTTGGGCAGGTGATCGGCTCGACGCTGCCGTTCCTCGCCAGTGGCGGTATGGCCATGCGCGGCGGCAGCCTGATCGGCGAGGGCCTGGGTTGGCTCGCGACCGGCGGACGGGCCGCGGAGTCGCTGGGCAGGGCCGCCAAGCTGACGAGGCTGCTCGCCACGACCGCGGGCGAAGGGGCCGGGCTCGGCGCCTACGAGGCGCTGGAGAACGGCAGGATCGAGGGCTACGGGGCTGCCTTCGCACACGGCGCCATGATGGCCATCCCCCTGATGCTGATCGGGCAGATGGGGCGGTCGACCGAGCGCCTGCTGCAGCGCACGCAGAAGATCCCTGACAAGCTGGCAAGTCTGATGGCTGGGGCTGCCGAAGGTGCAGGGTTCGCCGCGCTCGACCCGACGACCTGGAACGCCGCGTGGCAGCTGCTCAGGGACCCCAGCAAGGACACCCTCGCCGACTTCTCGAAGATCATGGCCATGAACATGGTGGCGATGGCCGGCGTCAAGGCGGTCTCCGGG